TTCTGCGTCACATGCATATAGCTGGTCGGCGTGATGTTCATGTTCCAGCCGCCCACATAAATTGCATCGGAAAGATCGAACTTGCGCTTGGATGCTGGGCCAGCCGCTGCACCGGTAGCTTTGGCGGATGAGATGTCACTGTCTGCTGTGCAGATGAACCCGATGTCGTTGGGCTGTGGGTCCACGATGACCGCATTGGCACCACCTTGGATCCGCAGATAGGGCACGCCGAAGATCGTGGTGGCGGGCCACACCTTGCCCGATCCATCCACCTGTCCGACCATGGGGATGACGTTGACGAATCCGACCGGGGCCACGCCGGTTGGGGCCACCCAGTTCGGGTCCACCGTCACCAGGGTAGAGGTCTTGAGCTTCGACAAGGCACGCTTGATGACGAACGCAAGTTGGTTCTGCTGATTGTTATCGCTCGCCATCTCCTGTTGTCCATACACATCAGCAGGCATCATCACTCCCCAACCCACGAAGCCTTGAACTCGGTCTCCCACTTCCCGTTCGGTGTGAGGGCTTCGAGCTTGTGCTCCAGGCCATTCACACGCCACTGGCCATTGGCCACCTGGATGGAACTCTGCACCTTCACCAGTCCACCGATCTTGACTGCGGGGTTGTAGAGGCAGGCTACCTTGATGCCCTTCTTGTCGAAGGTCGGGTATCCGATCAGACCGGTCTCTGGCGAGATGAGGGGTATGGACCCTCCGCGTGCTTGACCACGAGGAGCGATCCATAGAGTGCCGTCGTCCACACCGAACTCGCAGTCAGCAGCCTCTGCCAGGGTGTGGGCCTGCTCAAGTGCGCTGCCTTGTAGATACTGGTTGTGAACGTAAGCCGTCACAGGTTTCTTCGAGTCCATCTCAAACGCGTAGCCCATCTGCTGTGCGAGGCTTTGCATCTTCGAGGACACCGACAGTCCACCAGCCACGCTCTGCGGGGATACCGGTGCAATGCCGTTGAAGAAACCGGACATGGCCTTGATCACGAAACCCATATTTGGTGCTGACTTGTAGTCAGCGAAGGCATCCGTGATTTCGCCCTGGAATGCAGTGCTCGACGTGTTGATGTCACCGGCCGATACGCTGATCTGGTTCTTGCCAACCTTCAAGGCCTTGAACGAGAGCGTCGTGAGCTTGTTCATGTCATGCTCTAGCATGCCGTAGATCATGATCGTGGCTTCGTTCTTGGATGGGTGCCCACCCTTCTTCACAGTGAGGTGCATGCGCAGACCAGAGATCAGCTTCACATTGCTCGTTCCATCGAACGTACCACTGGAGAGCTTGATGCTCGCGGTGAGAACTTTCTGGGTGAATGACAGTCCGGCAGCCATGGGTCACGTCGTGTAGAGAGAGATGGTGCATTGCTGTGTGTCGAGCAGAACATCGAACTGCTGCGACGGCTCGTCGAGGATTTGAACCTGTGTTAGGCCTGTATCTGGTGAGTAGTAGATCAACTGGTATCGGGAATTCAACCCAGGTGAGGATGAGTCTTCCTGACCCTGCGTATCGTAGAAGAACAGTGCGCCGACGAAGGGCAGGTAGCCGTAGTTCCCGATCAAGATCGTGTTCAAGCACACCATTCCCGTAAAGATCACCGTGCCGTTCGCTGTGAGATCCATGTAGAGCATCTGGCTACCCCCACGCACTGCTAGAGAACGTGTTGTTGACAGTGGTCTGGTTCAGCTGGTAGCTGTATCCTGGTCCGTTGAGCCGCTCCTGCGGTGTCTGCATTGCATAGTCCAGCGTGTTCAGGGGTGGCAGTCGCCCAGTGACAGCCTTGCTTGTGTGCTTTGGCTTGACTGGATTCTTGATCGCGGCATACTGCGGAGAAACCTGCTTCACCTCCACGAACTCAAGCTCAGCCAGGATCACATTGCGGCCCTTCTCCAGGGAACGCGGGTAGCTGGCCTTCTCCAGAGTCATGCTGAAGTAGATGTATTCCGGCGTGTATATGTCGTAGATGTTCACCGCTGCCGTCTCAGCTTCCAGTGCTGTGATCAGGGCACTCATGCGCACATGGCCCGCGACGGCAAGCTGGATCTTGCACTTCATCGGCTCGACGACCTTGTTGTAGGCAGTGAACGCACCAAGCTCAACCGGGAACGTGCTGATCTTGGCATCATGGTTGATCTTCATGTCGATGCATGAATCCACGTCGAACACCTTCATGCCTGCCTCAGTGAATACGCCCCAAGGCTCCTTGGCTGGCTGCGGTGTTACTGGCGAGGACGTGGTGGGTGTGGTGCCCGTGGGTGTGGCGAACTGTGATTGATTGGAGGGGAAGGTAGGTGTGGTCGGAGCACCGGGCCACGGTGGTGCCGCGTTCCACAGCGTCTGCCCGTATGGGCTTAGGGTTGGCACACTCATGACATTGCTCCGTCACTCTGGTTCACAGTGTTCTCAAGCGCGCCACTGATCGCATTGGCAACACCCTTCGCATCGGTGGCCTGTGTGTGAACGGTGATCTCCCCGATAGTGACGTGCTTGTCCACCTTCTTCGTGGTCTCGCTGTTCGTGGACTGGCTCACCACGGACGGTGGCAGGGCAGCACTGGCGTGGATGCTTGACGCGGCAGCGGCAGCGTTCATGCGCATGACGTGATGAGCCTCCCAGGCCTTGTTGAACTCCTCGTCAGTGGGGATGTGCGGGCCTTCTGGGCTGGCAGCAGGCTGTATGCCTCCTGGCGCGCGCGGGGTCACATGCGCAGTGACATGCGCGGTCACATGATGCGTGGGCGTGGATGTCCTGCGGGAGGGTGCGGAGGACATCAGCGCACTGACACCACCACCACCACCCGCGAAGGCAGGCTCAAGGCCGGGAGCCTTGGCACCACCAAATCCGAGCACCTTGCCCCAGTCCTTCACCACGTCCAGGCCCACATTGAGCGCACCCTTGAAGTCACCGTGCAGCAGGTTGCCCAGGACTTTGAACGGCGCGAGGATGTAATCCTTGATCAGAGTGCCGATCGCCATCAGCTTGTCCTCGATCCAGTTGAGCGCATCCGACGCTGCCGTCTTGATCCACCCCCACGCAGCCTCGAAGATGTGGAACTTCACCTCCAGTGCGACCAGGATCGCGATCACCGCAACGATGCCAGCGATGATCCATGCGATCGGGCCAAGACCGATGACCCATGCGGCAGCCATCTTGATGCCCGTGGCCATGGCCTGGATGCCGGTCCAAATCCACGCCGCACCGACCTTCATGATGTTCCACGCGATGGCCACACCGCTCTTGAGCGCGGATCCAAGCTGCGAGAGCCAGGACTTCGATGCAGCCGCACCAGCCGCCTTGTATGCCCTGACTTCAGAGGCAGCAGCCGCGTCCACAGCATAGAACTCTGCACCGACCAGTTCAGCCTCTTCAGACTCAGCAGCCTGCGCAGTCCATGACGCCTCGGATGCAGTGGCTGCGTCTGCGTAGGAGACTGAGGTCTTGTCCGCAGCCACCCCTGCACCGAACCACGAAGCTATCACTCTAGCCGTGCTGATAGCTGCCTGCTTCGTCCACGATGCCACAGCAGCTAACGCAGATCGAATGAAGGCCGCAGCAGATTTATCCGCAGCCTTTTCCACACCCATCAACTGCGCGACAATGTGATACATGTGCTTCGCGCCAGCCAAGTTGATATTGACCCAGGAGATCGTGGCATTGATTGAGGCTAGTATGAATGCCCCACCAAGGGCTGTAAGCCCAATCACGATCAGCTTGGCGAATTGTGGGTGTTTAGCCATGGCTGCACTAGCCATAGCCAGCTTGTCAGCCATCCACTGAAGTGCGGGTAGGATGTGGTCTATGATCTCCATGCCCACCTTGTGCATGGCAGCTTCCACATCCTTCTGAGCTTCCTCGAATTTCTCTGCTGACTCGGTCTCCTCCTGAGTCATGGCGAACTGCTTCGCACGATCTATCAGTTCGTCGTATTCCTCCTTGGTCTTGGTTGCCAAGCGAACTGATCCTTCGTCCATACCAATCATCTGGCCGAGCTTCATGGCCTTGCCGAACTCCATGCCATGCATGCTCTCGGTAATCTTCGCCAGGGCTTCCGGGGCCTTCATGCCCTTGAAGATCTTGACGCCCATCTCTTCGGCCTGCTTGCCCTCGTAGCCCATGGCCATGCCCAGTGCCATGCCGGACATGCGCGCACCGCGCATCTTGGTGCCCAGAACAGAGAGCTTCTCGCCCAAGCTGGTGATGGTGGAATTCACACCTTCAGCAGTGCCCCCAACACGCTCGGCTGCGATCTGGAACGTGCTGATCTCTTCCGAGCCTATATGGAATTCCTGTGAGAGCCGCTGAACTGCGACCTGGGCCTGAATCGTGTGCTCGAAGAAGCTCGCAAACTCGGCCACACCACCCAGAACACCAAGGAACTCCAGGACGGTCTTGCCCATTTCCTTGAAGTTCTCTTTCACCTTCTCCGACATCGACTCAATGGCCTTCTCGGCCTTCTCGTGGTCAACGCCGATGACGATTAGGAGTTCTGCGAGTGGTGAAGCCATGTCACTTGTCCTTGTGGCTATTGCTGACGAGTTCTTCGTTGTAGTTGTTCACAGAAATTATTTCGAAGAAGTTGTATGCATCTTCTCCACCGTAGACCGTCTCCAGCTCATGGAGTGTCGCGTATTGCTTGCTCACGATCACTCCAATGAGCGGGCTGACGTTCAGGTAGTCTGCGAATCGGAATTTGCCGGTGGTTCCGACCCCAAGGTCTGGAACTTTTCGGCCAACGAAAAACCCAGGTGCAGTTCAAGCACCTCCCTACGAAGCATGAGCAGGGTGGTGATCTCGTCGATGTCCTCCTCCACCAGGGGCCGGATGACCGTGGCCGATTCCTTGCGCATGACGCACTGCATCATCTCGTTGAGAAGAGGCTCTGCCTGCTCCCATCTGATGTTGCCGAGCATCGTGAACAAGGACATGCCAGCCTCTGCAAGGCTGGCTAGGCCAGCCTTGTTCGGGATCTTGGTGCCTGGGCCGGATATGGCGATGAGCACGCGCATAGCCCACTTCTCGGCCTGCACAGCACCCATCTCCTGGAGGAAGAAAGTCTTTCCCTCGTCACGGTTGTCCTTTTCCTTGTGTGGGATCGTGATGGTCTTTGTTCTGCGTGCCATGGCAATCTCCTAGATCTACATCGGGCCTTTGGTGATGGATTCGACGATGAGGGTGAATTCCTGCGGCTCAAGGAATTTCTTGGCGTCAGGTATGGGCTTGTAGGTTTCGAGGAACAGGTTGTTCAGGTTGTATTTCGAATTGTTCCCCGGCATGGTGATGATGGCTGATCCGATGACCGCATCACGGTTGGTGTTCATCATCGCGGCCCACTGGTCGAACACGGTGATGCTCACCGAGTCGGCCGCGAGCTTGAGCTTGAACTTCACCGGGTGCGGGAGCCAACCGGCCGACAGGTGGCCATCCACGCCCATCATGGCTTCGAGGATGGGAATCGCATCGGACGTGAACATGTCGTCAGCGGCCCACTGCGAGATGGCCACACCGGACGAGAACAGACCCGGCACGGTCAAGACGAAGGTGGCATTTGCGGAGGTAATAGTGGCCATGTGGCTCTCCTCTACTGGATGTTGATGGAAGCGACGTTGAGTTGATTCACCGAGCCACCATCCATATACCAGAGGGTGCAGGGAGGCGAAGTCCTGTTCATGCGCGCAGTGCCGGAAGCGACACCAACCTGGAAGTAATACCCAGTGGTGGGCAGGGTGGACGCGATGTTGATTCCCTGATTGGGGTTCTGCGCATTCACGCTGGCTGCGGTGTTCACAGCAGAAGCCTGCGCTGCGGTGAGCAGGACACCCTTGTTGATCACACCATTGACCAGTGCCATCTGCACGGGCGAAGACGGTCCCGAGCACGCGGCAGACTCGATCATGTTGTAGCCGGTCGCGTTGTAGGGGATGCTCTGCTGGATCAGCATGTTGTTCACTTCAGCAAGCTGAATGGCCGCATTGAGCCAGATCGCACTGACGTAGCTGTCGAGCCATGCAAACGGACCACTGATGCTGCCATTGGTGAAGATGGTGAACGGGTAGTTCGCAGTGGCGAAAGCACCGAAGAAGTTCGTGTTGTTGTAGATCGCGTTCGCGTAGGAGGTCGGATCGCTGATGGTTGCACTCACGCCCGTGGTCTGCTTGGCCTGGATGGCAGCACGCCCGCCAGGAGCGGCCCAGTTGATGCTGGCGACGAAGCCGAGCACGAAGGCTGAAGCAAGCGGATCCTGATACTGGGAGCAGGTGCCGTTGTAGTTGAACCCGCCCGTGCGCTGCGAACACCAGTAGGAAATGCAGGAGACAGATCCGCCCGCACCCTGGCCAGTCGTGACGATCGTGGTGTCGCTGTCGTAGGGGGCATAGACGAACTGCCCACCCGTGCCGTTGGTCCAGGCCGAGAACGCGATCTTGTCGGCAATGACCGGCTCGAACGCGGAGGTGAAGCAGGCCCAGTTCTGGGTGCCCAGGACGACGGTGGCCATGGCCGCGGCCGGGGTCATGGCTGAGGTGGTGCCGAGCGA